ATGGAGGATATAAGAAATATAGTCCTCATCATCGCAGGTTTTATAGCCAGTATCAAGGGAACACTTGATATAATAGACTGGATAAACCGCAAAGATAAGGACTAAAATAATGAGGGGATTAAGTTCCCCTCCACTTATATTGTTATTATAACACATCCTCCATAAAAATATGAACAGAATACATTCGAGTGATTATTTGGTTTTCGTTTTGATGGCTGTCTTGCTTCTCGAAATTGACTTTAGAAATATGGATATGCTTCAATGGATTGCGCTAATTGTATCAATATTATGGTTTGTGATATTTATTATTAAAGCATTACTTCCACGAAAGGGTGATTAGAAAATGAGCGATCAAAATGATAACAAAAAAACACCTGCATCACAATTAAAAGCATCAAGAAATTGGGAACAAAAGAACCGTAAAAAGGCCACAATAGCTAATTATAAAAGATCTGCAAGATCATTTATTAAAAACCATGCAGATCAAGAAGATTTAGAGGAATTAAAAAGCCTTATCATTGAAAGAGAAAATTTGTTAGGGGTTTAGGAAAACATAACTACTTGTAATTTAATAAAGCCCCTAATTGGGGCTTTATTAATCAATAGCATCATACCTTCTGTGAGAATAACAAAATATCCTTATCTGATAATTCTAGGTCCTGAATACAAATCTGATTGAATAACTTCTTTATTTAAATTATATCTATTCACTATTGATTCAATTAAGTCTTTAAACCAGACTGGTGATGTAGGAGATACATATATTTCATCAATTAAAATATTTAAATCAAAAGGTATATTTACTCCGTTTTCGCCAAAAAAATGATCTTCAGGATTCTCAAATATTAACATACGAAATTCTTGTTCATGTGAAAATGATTTGCGTTTATAAAATAGAGTTTCATATGTATTAACACCCGCCATATCATCTGTGTAATCTATATAGTTAACCAAACCATACTTAATACCTAATCCATGAGTAACACTCTTATTAGAACTAACTGAGTACATAATGTTTTTTAAAGTTGTTCTAATAGCAACGCCCTCTCCACTACTGCAATACAAGTCCCACATTGCTGCAGATTCCTCATTATTTAGATGCCAACAAGACACACCGACGTAATCTAGTTCCATCTGATTTTTCTCATATAAGTCATTAATTTTATCTTCATCTATTCTATATTCATCATTTTCTTCATCGTAATAATCGCCTTCCCCTAATATCCGAAATAGGTCGCTACTCGAATATGATCCTTCATAAGGATCATTGAAGGAGCCTGGTTTAGAGAAATAAACAGAACTTTTTTCTAACAATGATACAAACTTAGAGAAATTCATAAATTTCCATAAATTAGTTTGCGGAGAAAGTGATTCATCTTCGTTAAAGTTATGAATATTATATTCATTATTATAACTATACATACTGTCAAATTGATCTTTTGCTGTAATAAAATATCTTAATTGTCTACTATATTTCATTGAATTTGCTCCTTTTAATCTGCAGCTTGATTGTGCACTTGATCGCTAATATAACTATCTGCTGTTGTGCCTAATAAAAGTTATTTTTTATCTTATAACTATTACATTGCATTTTTATGCGATTAAGTGTTTTTTTATTTGAAAAAAAGATAAAAAATTTTGAATATGTGTTGACTTATTAACCTTATAAGGTTATAATTAATATATAAAGTAATAAGGAGGTGAACAAATGTTAGAAGGTCTAAGTAAAATAATAGAAGCGATAGCCACTTTAATAACAGCCACCGCTTCATTAATAACAGCTATCGTCGCTTACAAAATATTCAAAAAGGATAAAGAGTAAACGACACGCAGTAAGGAGTTAGAGCTCCTTACTGCTACTATAACATTCAGGAAAGGGGTTTTCAATTATGATCTTTATCATTGCGTTATCCTCTTTTGTTATATCGTTAACAGTACTGCTAATCGTATTAATGTTGAAAAAGACTAAATAGAAATTAGACCTTCTAACATTTTGAATTATGGATAAAGAAATTAATAATTATATGACACCAGCTGAAGCTGCATACCGTTGGGGTAAGAATCAGGAAACCGTTAAAAATAAATTAAAGCCATCTTTAAATAGCGAGCTTGATCAAATGATCAAGCGTGGTTTAATTAAATATTATCAAAAGCCAGATGGTCAAAGAAGAGAATGGATTGTAAGCGTTCAAGCGATGGAAGAATGGTTCGGAAAAATAAATTAAAAACCTTGAGAACTGGAAAAATAAGCAACGAATTAATCACATTTAAAAAGTTAATAAAGAAAAACGAGGTGAGTAATATTGAAAGAAAATATTCGAAAACTTATTGAATCTGATATCACTGGTTATAAAATCAACAAAGAGACTGGCATATCGGAAAGTAATATATCCAGGATTAGAAGTGGGAAAATTGAATTAGGAAGTATTTCGTTAGATAACGCAATTAAATTGCATGAATTTTATAAGAAGCATAAAGAGGATATAAAGCCCCCACAAGCGTGAGGGCTTTTAATTTTTATAGGTTTCCTGCATTAAGCCTGCGTTGTAACTCTTTAACCATAGCCGATGGATCGCTGATAACTTTATCGTAAGTGGTGCCTAAATACTTTTGCAGCTTACCAACTGTATTAGGTCCTAACAATCCATCTTGTTTTGCTCCAATTAATTTTTGCAACGCTTTTACAACTAGGCTACCTTTTTTACCGTTACCAAACTCCACGCCACCAATCATAACTGTTACGTCATTTTTAAATTGGTCACTAATTTCACTATCCTCGACAGTACCTAATTCGCTTTGTAGCGCTTTAGTTGTTTTCTTACCCCATCTACCGTCAATTTTAAGATCACTAGATGAATTACTTGCTGTAGAAGGCTCTTTAAACCCATCTACATAATCAGTAGGGTTCAAACAGTTATTTTCTCTGTCCGAAATCCATCCGTAACTAGGTGATGTAGATTTGCGCACTTCATAATGCAAATGTGAGCCTGTAACATTACCTGTAGCACCTTGTTTACCAATTTCTTGCCCTTTAGATACAGTTTGTCCTTTTTTAACAGAAACGCTATCTAGGTGCGCATATAAATGTCCTCTTCCTTTACTATCTTTAACAAGGACCACAATACCATAACCACCCAAACCAGATCCTGATTGACCATTGCCAGCATATAATACTTGTCCAGCTGTAAATGCTCCGATTGATGCTTTATGACTTTTAACTAAATCGATGCCTGTATGAAATGATTGTTTTACACCTGTGATCGGATGTGTTCTGTAACCAAACAGACTTGTAATTTTATAATTTTTCCATGTTTTCATGTGTTTTACATCCCTTTCTTTTATGCAAATAATAGAAAAGAGCAATGATATAATATCATTGCTCCAAGTGATTTATTTATTACTCTTACTCTTTTGTTATTACTGCCTCTACAATATGAAAATTCCACGTAAATTTCTGCTGTAATCTACTTTTAAGAGCTTGTGCAGCTGATATCCCCATAACTCTACCTGTATAAAATCTAAGTCTCAAATCTTCATCTTCACGCAGTTTAGAATCATCAGAAGCTTCATAGATAACACTTCCATACTTACTCTTCAATTCATCTCTTGCATTGTTGTAGTAAGCAACATTATCGAATAAACCTGTCTGAACTCGATAGTATATCTCTTCCGACTCTCCACCTCTTCTATATACTAAATTTTCATAGTCTTGTTTCGAATCCACAATATGAAAGTTCCATGAGAATTCACTTTCTAGGGCTTTTTTGAAATTTTGAGCATTGTTATGTCCTTGCATCTGACCCGTATAAAACCGAATACGCCAACCTTCTTCCTCCTCTAAGATTGGTTTGTCTGGTGCAATATAGACAACTCTCGTATATACTTCTTTTAATCTCTTTAATGCATTTTCAAAGCTTTCCATATTAAAAAATAAACCAGACATAATCCGATAGTAATTATCATCAGAAGGTTCTTCTGTTGGAATCTTCAATTCTTCTTTCTCTTCTTCTATTCCTAAATAATCTAATGGATCTACTGCATTACTCTTATTTGCATTCCAATTCCCTTTATGAAGTTCAAAATGTAAATGCGGACCGGAACTCCTACCAGTATTACCCATAACACCGATTATCTCTCCTTGATTAACTTGTTCTCCAACACTTACTCTGCGACTACCGTCTCTCATGTGTGCATAAACAGTCTCCCATGTTTGACCATTAATTGCATGTTCAATATATATGCATTGACCGTAGGTTCCATTGCCATCTGAACGGGTCACCTTTCCTTTTGCTGAAGCATATATAGGATGATAACCACTTTCTGCGATATCTACCCCGTGATGATCTGGTCTGGATCCTGTTCTAAACTCACTCGTTACTCTTTTTGTATCTGTTGGCCATATAAAATTTGTCATAAAATATTCTCTCCTTCTAAGTTATAATATTGAATTTCTTTTCCTCTGAAACGGCTTCTATTTAGCTAATCCGTTTTTCCGCAATTGTTCTCTTTGTTGCTTCCCTTTGATAGTGACATAGTTGTTCTTAAACCATGTCCATACGGATGCTAGAAATGCCAGTCCGTAAGCAATAGATTCCTCGTCTATCACTGGTATAGGCTGTAAACCATATTGAGCCAGTAACGCGTTTACCCAAGCAATAGCAAGTGCTATCGTTCTTACCACAGTTCCTTTGTCCATGTTCTCACCTCCCTTCAAATTTGATTAAGCAAAACAATTAGCGTAATTAAAGCAAAAAGCCATCCGCCCCAATCGCGAATAGCTTTAAATACACTTGACTTACCTTTTTGTAAGTTTTGATTTAGTTGTACTTGCTTTTTTACTTCTTCTATTTCCTCTCTTACAAGACCAACTTCTTCGCGCAAACCGTTATACTGCTTTATGACTGCTCTCGTTTCCTTCATCTCAGATCGCAAATCTCTAAAGTCACCTTGTACAGCGTTAATCTGTTCAAATAAATCTTTGTTTGTGTACCACTGTTCTAGCATACTTTACCCCCTAGTATCTTATTTGGGTATATAAAAAAGCACCTCTATTGAGATGCTTAAGACTTTTTCTTGATTTTCTTCTCACGTTTACGTTGGCGAATTTCTTTGTAATTTAGTTCTTTCACATCAGGTATTACTTTAAACACACCATCTCTTTCAAGAATTACACTATTGTCTTTCGCTACTTTATTAATCTCCCAAAATTCATCTTTTTCATCACTATATTTAACTTCATACTTTGCATTAAGGCCTGTAACAATAAATATAAGGTCAGCTATAGAAAAAATTAATATAAAAATAAGTGACAATATTAAAGAAACAGCAAAAACTACTATTATTGCAACCAAAAGATTATATTGGTCAAATATAACTAAGATAATTTCAAAAGCAGAAATAATACTTGCTAAAACACAATATACAAATATTATAATAGTAAATAAGATTCTGTCTTTTCCTTTGTAAGACAAACTTTTTTCTAGATCGCTTTTTGTCATTAAATCATAGCCTGTATTAGCAAAAAAATAAATGATGGAAATAATTCCAACTATCCATGAAAGATTGGGAATACCCATACTCTCAATCAACTTGTACAACTCTTCCAAATCACCATCTCCTTTCTACCTATATCGGTAGAAAGGAAGGAAAATTAAATCATAAAAAATACGCCCTATTCGGCGCTAAAATAATCTTTCGCTCGTTTATCTTTTTTCTGTACCTTTGTTATTTCTTTATAGATTGATTTTACTAATTCTTTGCATTAACCTTTAACGTTAACTCGCCTGCTAAAGTGTCTACTTCCGCTTCTAATTTTGCCAATTGTTTTTCTACTTTTCAATCCTATCTTCCATTACGCTTCACTCCCATCATCCGTAATTTTTGTAGCTACTTCCTGCCTAACCAATCCTTCCAACGCGCTAGGTGCTTCATTACCTGCATACTGTTCAGCTGTCAACGGTATATAACCATTAACATTAATGGTCCGCTCTTCGTCTCTTCCTTGAAAGTGTACCTTTACACTATCCACTGCTCCATCAACATAGCTCATACTTACATTAGTAATTGTTATATTCATTCTGCTCCATCTCCCTTTTCAAATTGATCGCAAAGATAATCATATACAACAGCTTCTTGGCCACTAAATTCTTTATCACATTCATCTAATACCTTTTTAACTGTTTTAAGCATTCCTTGCGCATCACCGCCCTCAATGATTAACAATTCATCTAGTAACTCTTGATAATCTTTTTTGAATGCTTCTTGATCCGGAATATCATATTTTTCATCATTGATGATCGCCTTGCCTTCATCATCTTTTTTCGCATGTTCTTCAGCTAATTGTTTGCGCTGCTCTTCTACTTCTTTGGATCGCTCTGCTAACAACTTAATAAACTTAGTTCGATGTCTTGATTGTTTACCTTTTAAAGCCAAATCAAAAAGCAGGCTGGTCGCCTGCCCTAAATGTGCGTTTTTAATTGTTACTTGCATTATGCTGCCTCCTCTAATTTTGCTACCTTTTGTTTAAGTACCTGGTTCTCCATTTCTAAATAATTAATCCTATCTGCATGATCATTAGCAACTGGAATTAATAAAGTCCATAAGCGATCATACTCAATTCCTTCTATTTCATCTCCATTAAATGTGACATATTCACTCAATCCTACATCTGCAACATCTTCAGCAATTAAACCGTAGTATCTTTTTAATCCATCTGTGATACCATCATTTTCAGCGACCTCTGCCTTATCAAACCAATGACTTGGTTTTAAATCTAAAATCTTATTATAATCTATGTCGACAGCCTGTATATCTGTCTTATATTTCTTGGCTGAGGTTACACGCGCAAATTGTCCTGCAGTAGAAATATAAACGTTTGAACTTGCCCCCGTGGTCGTATTATAAGCACCAACTGAATATAAGTTTCCGTCTGCTCGTAAGCTTGTTTGTACTACTACTGTTCCATTAGCATCTAAACACAATGTATTACCTTGAACGAAAACGGATGCTGTTCTATTATCACCGTCATAGAAATCGTTAAATCCTATAGCACCGTTGCTAATAAATGTACCACCACCACCGGCACTATTTACGATAACCCCACGTCTTAAACTAACCTCAGAATCAATTAAACCCCTCGAACCATCTGAACCAACTGGTCCAGTTTTAAGTGAGAACTTACCATTGTTAATTGACAATATAGCGTAGGTATTTACCGTTCCGTCACCATCACCACCACCGTCACTGAAATAATCTCCCTCGGTTAAGTAATGGTTATTGTCAATTCTAGTGTAGTTCCTATCGTTGGTTATGGAATTAAAAGTTGATCCATTAATATCTATACCATTAATTTCACCTGCATTAATAATCCCTAAATTACCTGTAATATCAGATAAGACTGTTACCGCGCCAACAAGATTTATATTAGTTGCATCAATCGTCGCACTCTCACTAGATAAATTAATAGATGCAATCACACCGTTTTTATTTACTTTTAAATCTATCTCACTATCGAGACCATCAATGTTCAGCTCTGCACTCGATACCCTGCTTTCTATATCATTAACAGTTGTATTATTAGCCTTCAAGCTTATTTGACCATTAAGTCCATCAATATCTAATTCAGCACTGCTAACTCGTGATTCAATAGAGCTAACCGTGCTAGATTCAGCCTTGGCATTAATTTGATTACTATGTTGCGTAATAGTAGATTCAGCACTATCAACTCGACCTTCTAGACTATTAAATGTAGATGATTCTACTTTGCTAGATATTTCATCTGATAGCTGACTAATGCTACTATTAGCTTGGCTTATATCGGTTGTATGACCGTCTACAGTTTGCTCCAGACTACTTACATCAGTACTAATGCCATCCACACTTACACTCAAACTGCTAACATCATTACTAATGGTCGTCACGTCATCAGACAGGCTGTTTAACGTACTCTGCTCAGCTTTTAATTCTACTTGTCCAGCAAGTATATTAACCTCACCACTTAAACTACTGACATCGCCACTCACTGTATCTAACTCATCTTGACTAGCTTTCAGATTAATAGCTGTAGCATTTGCATTAATATCAGTACGTTGCTGACTAACCGTATTATCAAGTGTACTAAGATCACTAATTGCTATATTCAGATTACCTTCGACTGTGTCTAAGTTTGTACTGACAGTAGTGATTCGCCCATCCTGTGCATCTAAATCAGTTGCATTATCTATTACAGATTGTTGTAAATTACTAGCTGTAGTTTCTAGATTGTTTACCGTATTATTTATTGTTTGGACAGTTGAGCTATCTGCTTTTAAAAGTAACTCGCCATTTACATATTCAAGACCTGCCTTATCTAATAACTCTCCATCAATCTGTGTTTTAACTGTATTTGTATAGTTGTTTGCATTACTTTCAGCACTGGATTGTGCTTGATCTGCTTTGGTTTGCGATCCTGTTGTTGTCTCAATAACAGCTTGGCCAACTTCACTATCTAACTTATCTTTAGCAGCATTACCTGGTTCGTCTTTTTCGTCAATCTCTGGTTTCGTATAGGTAACTTCTTGTAAGTCTATTAAACTTATTTTCTTGCGTAATTGAGCTTGTAGTGATTGCCATATATTGTTGACCTCTGCCTCTGTATATTCTACAAAGTCACCTAATTGCACTTGCTTTTCTGCTCGATCTTTAATATCCCGTTCTTGATAGTAGATCCTTGCCTCTAAATATAAGGCTGGTTCATAACTTGTATCTTTTATTTGAATGGTATCACCAAAACGGATCTTTTTATTTTCGAGACCTGGTACCTTTTCTAAATCAGCAATCGTACCCTCATAGCTCACAATAGCATTAATACGCTTTGCTAATTCCTGTTCACCTAGTTCGATCAATCTTTCTTCGGTTGCATTTTCTTCTACATCAAACTGTGGTTCGTAGGGTTTGATGATGTGCTTTCCATCTCGTCCCCAACGTTCTAACGCATCTTGATCTTCTACTAGCACAGTTAATCTATTACTATCTTCATCAAGAGGACCCAACACTTCAAGCGCAGTAACAATATCTTCTGTGTTTTCGGTACGTTTCAAACCAATTAAGTCTTTGCCAAACTCAACACGTCTACCGCGCCATTGTCCGACCTTTTCAACTAGATCAACATAACGACCGATTATTTTTCCGCCTTGTTGTTCAACTCGGAATCTTAATTCTAAACCAAAGACAGATGCAATTTTCTTTAAATAGGCATATGGATCTGTGTAATCATCAAAAGTAATGGTTCTTACACCATTAAAAAACACGGTACCCATTTGCCATTCCGTTCCGTCTAATGCTTGGTTACCGTGAGCTTCAGCAGATAAAGCTTGCGATGTATGTGGTTGTATTACTTTTGCAGTACTTAACTCTGCATAACTACCATACGAATAAACTTCTAGTTGTCTATCTATTCTGTTCTCTTGTACTTCATAGATAATAAACTCTAAAAACTCGCCATCCTCACCAGGTATAATCACACGGTTATTACCAGCAATATAAGTAGAATAATCTCGATCCGCATGTGTACTAAAATCAAACAGTTCACTACCATCTTCTAAAGACTTTTTATGGCTGTTTGAAAGCACATTGCGATATCGAATATGTCCCAAAGCTTGATCTGTTTGGCCATTTGCTATAAAAACCTGACTCATTTTTCTCACCTCCGTTCCTATATGACAGGCTATAGATATCTATTACGATAGCTACCACTTGTGTTTACCGTATTTTCAGGCATTACAATTAAATTATTTTCTCCTTTTTCCAAAGCAAAAAAATCTGCGCCTAAAATACTAGATTCATACGGTTCACCGTTGATATAAACTTGCCCATTATTCGTATGATCGAAAATAATTTTGTCTCCTTGATATGCAATATAAGGGACTTCAACATCAGATGGCTGATTAATCTTCCAAAAACGCGTATCACGTATTGCCATTTCAGTCGTTTCATAGTCGCCAAATTTCCCAATATGAACTTGAACTTGTGCAACAGGACGTTGATATATTCCTTCTCCATCTGTAAAATATTTTGTTTCTCTTGCACTGTGCAGGCCATTATCGACTTTAGCAATGTAGGAAGTCCAAACGTTTCCATTTCTTCTTAGTCTTAAAATTCCTAAGAAGTCATCCCAAAGCTCTCCATTGGATTCGTCTGTTGTTTGACTGAGTGTCATTAGATATTTTCTATCACCGTTGACATCTTGGATGTAGGCTTCCATCCGATTCCTCTTTACTGCTTCCCACGAATCAGTGAGTGCAATTTTTGCTATGACACTACCATTGACATCAAGCAAATACACTTCTACACGACCCACGCCTGCAACACTATTAAAATTAGAAAGCGAAATATCCATTACAAAATCTTGTAGCGTCTCGGATAAACTTGTTTTTAGTGCTGGACCATACCATTTGGATCCATCCGATGGACTACCAAAACTAGATACGATAAACTTATCACCATCAGATGTCATCGTTCCTGAAACTACGCCGTTATCAACTTGAGTCCCATCAGTCCAGCCAGTTGTAGATGCCATAGTGTTATCAAGAATTTTAGTAAGTGGATTATAAACAATGCTGTCGACATCAACAGGTTGACCAATCATATTGTACATACCTAATTGATTTTGTATCAGTAAAAATGTAATAGGAGCAAGCACTTCAAATTCAAAGATTGGTTCGGATTCTGCGGTACCAGTGTTAGTAATTTGAAAATAATCGGATGATGCGACAAAAGGCTTTTCTTCACCGTACCCATATGGATCTGGACAAATAAATTGTATTGTTCCTTTTCTCAATCGTGACATTTTTTCAAAGTCATCAATGGAATTTTGAACAACTGCATAATAAATCCGTCCGGGTTCATCATCAAATTGTAACTTGACAACTTCATCTGTGATAAGCCATTCTGCTAATTCATCTTTTTTCCGTAATGCATCTGCATCATCTTTAATATGAAAACCTACAGGTTGATTTATATTTAATGGTTCAATGTCTGTTGATTGTAAGTAACCGCCTGGATAACCAGGTACCGTTAACAGATTTCTACTTCTAGCTGCAAAGGGAGGTTTGCTTCGTCCACGTTCAATATATAACCAGTCTTTTCTCACACCATTAAACGTTATAGATTTATACGCCAAATTTCTCCCTCACCTTCTGCTTCCGATTCTGTGTTTCTGTTATAACAGGTTCAAGACCCTTTCCTAGGGACCTGGAATCTATGATAGGATTTATATCCTTTGCCAACAACTGCATTAAGATTTCGTTTTGTTGCAGTGTAGCATTCAGTAAATCTTTCGTATAATCTACAGCTGTTTTTGTTGGTCTATTTGTTTGACCAGATGAATTACTTTGCCTACCCAATAACGCTAGTAACTTCGTAAATTCAGTTCTGAGATTAATAGGATCTAGAGCACTTTCCCACCCGCTGGTGCCGTCAGCATAGTGATTAATACTTTTAAATAAAGTCTTTGTTTTGCGCGCGGGCATAACATGTGTTCCTTTTGGTAGATTTGGATACAATGTTGGTTTACTAGCACTGAAAAACATTTTGCCTCCTGGCAGTGTCACTAGCTCACTACCAGAATTTGATCCTACCCCATCACCTAATACTGCGTGCCCACCTGGATGTCCTTGGGGTGGTGTTCCTTTGGCCCACAAATTACCTGAGGTAACATCCTCAAATCTTTGACTAATTGTTAATGTTTTAGATATTGAAGATGATAATTCAGAATTCAAATCACTTATTCTAGGACTAGTGTTGAGACTTACGTTTTTATTAATTTTTTCTTTAAGTAACGAGTTGACACCATTAACTCTATCGTCTATATCTCCTAGTAAGATGTTTTTATCAACATCTTTGCCCGCTTCCTTGGTTCGTTCTTGTTCCTTCGTGATCCCAATATCTGTTTTGGTGTTGTTATTATCTATTTGAGCACCTTGAGTTTCGAGCGCTTCTCTACCAGCATTTATTTCATCTTTAACTTGATCCCAAAGACCAGCCTCACGAAGTATTTTTTCAATTACAGTATCGTTTCTACCAAGCTTCGTATCAATGGCAGCTATTTGTTTATTTATCTCATCCTTATTAGCACCCTCTTTTTCAAGGTTCTCCACCAACTTATTTTTAGTTTCAAGAAGCTTTTCGTTTTTCTTTTGTATTTGCCCGACAATATTGCCTTCTTCAACTTTGATTTCAGTTGTCTTAGCCAGGTTATTTATTTTTTGTTGTTCTTCTTCTGATAACTTAGTTAGCTTTGTATCAAGCAGAGAATTGATATCGTTGTATAGACCAAGTTCTTCAGAAATATATAATTTGGCTTCTTGTTGTTCCTCGTTACTTGCGATTAAATAATTTAATCGCTCTTGTTCTTCTTGAGTGAGCTCACCGTTCTTTTGCCTTTTTTCTTCAAGTTGCAGGATTTCTTCACTATTTTTCTCAATAGCTTTATCTAACTGGTCAAGCCCTTTTTGGCCTTCCTCGTTAATATCGACTTGCTTTAATATGATGTTTTGATATTCAGCATCAAAAGCTTGTATTTTTTCTAAACTCTCCTCTTCATTTTCTAACTTCTCTCTAGTTTCTTTAGCGCCCTTTGTCAGACTATCAAAGATTTTTCCGTATTTCCCATCTTGGATATCCAACAAATCATTTTTTTCATTTGTTAATCTATTGTGTTCTTCCGTAGATAAAATCTCTGTATCTATTTCATTCGCAATTTCTCTTATTCTTTCTCCTCTTGCTTCCTCAGACATTTGTTGTGCTTCAACAAGTCGAGTTATCCTTTTCTGGTATTCTTCATGATCTTTATTGAGTTTATTAATCTCTTCTCTTGTTTCTTTTTCTTTAATTAAGTTATTCTCTCTTTCCCCTTCCAACTCAATCCTAGTGGCTTCGTATAGAGAAGAAATATATTCATTTACTGCTTCTGTATTTTTAGCAAAAGCATTACCTTGCTTTGAAACATTTGTTTCCACATCAGGAGTTTGATCAATAATATTTTCATTCGCTTCAAACAATTTATTTAATTCATCTTTTGAAAGCCCACTTTTCTCAGCTAAATTATTGTACTGCTCTTGCAATTCTTTGATTTCACCTGGGTTACTAGATTCGGCAATTCTTATATTTAAATCATTCATTCTGGCTAATTCATCATTGCTTATCTTTGCTTTTTCTGAAAGTCTATTAAATGTTTCAGCACTGCTTTCTAATTCCACTGCTTGATCATTTAAAGACTGTGCAACTTCCAAAGTAGCTTCTTCAGTTTCTTTGTTTCGTTGTGTTAGGTTATAGAGACCAATACTTAATCCAGCTACACCAGCTATTGCTAATCCTGCAACGCCACCTTTACTTAATAAAGATAAGGCTCCTGTTAATCCTTTTTTACCAGATAAACCGACTGTTTTCGTTAAGCTTCCAGTTACTTTAATTAATCCACCGACTCCACTACTAAGACCACCAACCACTGACAAAACAGGACCGGCTGCTGCGGCAATACCACCTAGCATGATAATGTTTTTCTTTCCTTCTTCATCTAATTCTTCAAACCACTCAGTAACGTCCTCAATTCCATCTTTTACATCTGGTAGCACATCTTGAGTAAAATCAAGTAGCGTTTCACCAACGGGTAACAAGACTTCCTTAGCTTCGCGCCAAGTAGCCTTCCACTGTTTGGATATCGACTGCTCAGCGTTTTTGGTCATGTCATCCATCGTACCGTCCACATCTTCTATACCTTCACCAATACCCCCAAGTGAATAGACTGCATCGGCTTCTAAGTCTTCAAACTTCGTACCAAAAAGCTCAACTCCGATTTGGTTAGCTGCAACCTGATCGTCCATACCCTCTAGCTCTTTTAATACGGCATTGGAAACGTCTTTTACAGTCTTATCACCCTTTTCAAACTCTTCCCATACGCCTTGTGTATCTTTAGAAAGTAGTCCCATTGCTTCAGAAGTCGTTTTACTTCCATCCTTCACACGAATCTGGAATTCTTTCATTATGTCATTGATGTAATCAAGATTGTAAACACCAGCTTCGGTACCTTTTTGAAGCAACTCAAAATACTCTTCTGCAGAATAGCCCATATTTCCAAACAGAGTGGAATATTCACTGAGATTATCAAACATCTCATTACTAAAATTCAGTCCGTTCTGCGCCCCTTTAGCCATCAAATCAAAGGCTTCATCCGCTTCAAGACCAAATCCTTTCATGAGGTTGTTTCCTGCTCGTGTGACCTCATTTACATCTGCATCAAAGGTATCTGCAAGGATAATAGCTTTTGTAGTGATGTTCTCTAATTCGGCATCATTTAGGTCCTTTATGTTCTGTCTTGTTTGCAATAAAGCAGTATCTACCTCATCAATACTTTCACCGAATCCATCTTTATAGATATTACGTGATATATTCGTTAATTTCTTCGTTTCTTCTGCGGTCAGGCCTAATGAATTCTGTATTCTTACAGTAGAATCCTCGTAACTAGATGCAACTAACCCCATAGCTGTCCCCATGCCAAGCACGGCTGGTGTAAGTGTAGTTGACATTGCGTTTCCAACACCTGTAGCTTTGTTACCGAAGGCTTGCATTTTGTTACCAGCGTTATCTAATTTGTTACCCATCTTGGTCCAGTTAGAGTTAGCTACGCGTTGCTCTTCTCTTAGCTTAGATAGATCATCTTCTACTCTTCCTACGTATCGACTTAGATTGTTTAAAGAAGCAACTTGATTGTTATATTCCTTCGCGGCTTTTTGTGCTTCTATAGATCCTTCACCGTGTTCTTTGACCATCTTTTCATAGCTGGTAAAGGCTTTCTCTGTTACGGCTTGTTGTACCTCTAGTTTTTTGTTTAATCCTTGAAGCCGTGTTTCATATTTGCCGATTGATTTATCACTACGATCAAAGGCAGACATGTTAGCTTTCATTTCGCTGTTGACCGTGGTCAATTGGGATTTTAAATCTTTAAGACCGGAATTGATTTTCATCGTTTCTAGGTCTAGCTCAATGGACAAACCTTCTATTCTTTCAGCCATCTTTTATCCTCCCTTCTTAACCACCAAAAGCAGAAATGAGTGACTTTTCTTCTCTTGGTTTATTTTTATCTTGCATGAGCTGCACAACGTAATGGATAGGCATATCTAGTATTTCGTTAATATCCTTGCCATTGCGCATTAATTTGTGGATGAGTTTATCTAGATACTCAGCTTGCTTGGCGATAGAAAAATCCTCATCCTCTAATTTTTCTTCGCCATGAAGTTTTTTGTGTCATCAGACTGTTGACCTTGCGCCACAAAAATAAGTTGTTGTTTTAAGACGTCTTGCCCTCCTGGTGCGTGAAGACGATTGTAGATGTCATCTGTTGTGATCTTTCCGGCAAAAACTTCATTGGCCACAAAATCAGCGATCTTATCAAATTTATCAGCTTCCGACATTTTTGTATTAGCCTCTACCTCATGCCAAACCTCAATGGCATCACGAGCAACTCTTAACGGTATAAAAGCAGGCGTCCATACTTTTTCAATCTCTGGTTCGTCACCTTTCAGTACACCTTCTGGATTTTTCACAAGTTCAAGCATATTTCGTTTTAAATTAGCCATGATCTTTATTCCTCCTAAATAAAAAGAACAAGGTTTTATCCCTGCTCTTCTACTTTTTGAATTAATGGTCTTCCTGCTTTATTATCAGATGAAGCTAACTCATCCAATCGCTCTTGCTTAATATTCTTATTGGCTGGCCTTGGGAATGCCTTATCCTTTTCATACTCCTTGTCATCTTCTAAATCTCTAAAACTTTCAATTACAATATATTTAACTTTAGCCAATTGTCTTACCTCCCTAATCGCTTCAACGTACTTGATAGATGCTTTACTTTGATCAACATGTTCAAATGAATTACCAAAAGGTGTCGAGTTTACGTATTTACCTTTAAAAAATAGATTCTGTTGATCATCAACAACACCAGCATTGTGAAAAATTTTTGTTTCGTAATAGCTTTCGACTGGATCCGTTGGCCAAGAGAAATTCAACTCTTCTGGCACTTTAACATCAATATTAAAATGATAGACATTCCAAAGTTGTGCCCACATCTCAGCAGTCCATTTTTGAATATCCGTTTTAGATTGACACACTAGTTTATAGATAGTATTAGAATCTTCATAAACCTTTTTCCAATATGCATAAGTTGGATTATTAATTGCCCACTGTGCACCACCTACAGGTTTATGTTTTCTAATTAATTCCGGATCAATGTCTATGGTGTTACACATATCTTCTAACAAACCTTCATCTTTACTATCAATGTAATCAACACTAAGATAACTTTCACAAGCTGATGCAAACCATTTATTTTTGGTTGGTTTTACATTAGGTATAGCTCTTAAAAGCACATCACTGTCTAAATAAAAATAGGTGTCGTTTTCTCTCGATGGATCTTCTTGTAAATATCTCATCCACAAGTATGGTTTTACTGAAGGTATATAAGATTTATCATGTCGATCATCACTATACACATGTGTTTCCACACCGTAATTTTCTTGTAAATAAATAGGCACCCGATCATCCTGCTTCGTAAAAAGCAAGATAATATCACGGATGCCTAGTTTTTGTAGTCTAGTAACACAAACTTCTAATTCCCACTCGAAACGTTTAATTGCTGGCTGGCATAGAATGTATTTCATACACTATTAAGCTCCAGTTGTGGTTGTTGTGGTTGAGCTGGTCGTTGTAGTAGTGGTCGTCGTTGTCGGATATGCTTGACCAAATACTTTTTGGAATAATGCATCACGATTAGCTGTTGAATCTTTAGCATCTTGCGCAAAGATAACCGATTTTTCTTCCGAAAAACCAGCCACTTCACGATCCATAAATTGGGCTGAAATCTCCTCACTTGAAAATTCTGTACTTCCGCTTTTTGTATTGCCGCTGATTGATGGTCTAGTGAAAATACCTTTAGGTAAACCAACATATTCTTTTGACCCATCCTCATACGTTTTAGCAAATACACAAGCCACGTATGGCGAATTATCATTGCTACCTGCTGCAGTTAAGCCGTCCACTACTTCCCAACCTAGTAACTTCTGTTTATCTTCAATCGGAATTTTATGAAATCCAGACGTTACACTAACGTCACCGCTAGATACAGCCATTTCTGCTGTTCCGTTATCACCATAGGCTCGTACAACGTCTTGTGGCATATCAACCGTAATATTTTGTAAAAATTTCACCCGTTCAATTGCTTCAGCTGTTAGAGTATCTCCAACCTCTCCATAGTAAAACTCATCTACACCTGTTGAAGCTCTATAATTCTTTTCTTCTGGCATTCTAATCACTCCTATAAATTATTAAAATCTTCTCTATACAAAAAACCGCGATACCGACGAGCATCACGGAAAACACCTTGATCATATTCTTTTGGTCCAGGTCGTTGAGCAAAACCAAACTTATTCCACATGACATTACGAATTGCATTAGCTAGATTTAAAGTTTCTAATCGATTATGTGACCACACATCAATTTGTATTAAAAAATCAATCTTGGTCCACGTATTGTCCGCAAAATTGATTGGTTCGCCACCGTCTAATGGATCAATAATGATGAAAGGATTATCTACATCCCCCGTCTCTGGATATTCATAATATTTAATCCTTTCAAATGCTTTTGATTTGATAAAATCATCAGTAATAAGATGATTATAAACAATTGATAATATATCCATCACAGACCACCTTTCAATGCTTTTCGCACTGCATCTCGATAGGCTTTTCCACTATTTTTTAATGCTCTTGCAATAGCGCCTTTACCATCTGGATTAGGATTGTTTATCGTTCCCCACTCATTGAGGTGAATAATACGATAACGGCCTTTCGGACCTCTCCAATGAATTGTGGCAACACGGACACCATTTATCCATTCTGGACCTTTGATAGTTATTTCTTCGATACTTCCACCTGTATCTCTGAAACTTTCGAATTCTTTCTCGAGTTCTTTAACAAATTCCTTGGCTGCATTAAGTAATGCTTTGTCAGTAATTTGTTGCATGGCCTTTTGACCCAGTTTCTGTTCTAGCTCATTCTGTAGCTTTTTTAATCCATTTATTTTCACGCTCATGTTACCAGCCTCGCTATAATGTTAATAAACCGATTATTCTGCGGATCTGGTTGAACGTGTTTCACATTGTATCGATTGTTTTTGTACTGTAGATGATCAATCGAAATATAATGTTTATCGGTTGGTACATAGTCCTGTAACGGATCTCTTATTACGATAGTTATATCAGACAAGGTACCATTTGACTTGGCCAGCTCGACATCTTTCATCCATACCTCGTCAATCTTGGCCATACATTCATAAAGAGTTTTCTTTTCACTCTCTCCTGGTTCTGGACCACTATTAGGAACATACTCATAAAAAACAACAGGCGTACGTAATTGACCGGAATGCAATCTAGGTGGTTTATATTCAAACTTCCTCATCTATTTCACCTTCTTTTGCAAATACAATATCAAGACTAAGGCCTAGTACGTCACTTTGGAAATTATCTTCAAAATATTCTACCGCGTCATTATAAGAGTACCTGGTTCGTTCTAATACAAGCTCCTTTGCTCTGATATCAAGATCAGTTTCTCCTGTAATATCAAACTCCCCACACTTGCTTTTTACATAGGCAATAGAAAAGGACAACGATGCTTCAATATCGTCGTCCTCTCCATTGTGAGATATATGCATACGGCCTTTAAATGCTTTTAGTAGTTCTGGCGTGATGTCCAATCACATCACCTCCCGTTTATGCGCTAGTCGTTGTAGTTGTTGTACTAGTGCTTGTTGTCGTAGTTGCAGAAGTATTAAAATTAATATCTAAATCATAAAGTAAAGCAGTTTTGTTGTCCTCTGGCTTACCGTTTGCGAATTGTTTAATTGTATAAAGCATTGCGTCTTCAATGGCTAACGTTTGGTCGAATTTATTTGTTTTGTAACCTCCAGCTAGTGCAGCAAGATACTTTCCTTGAACAAAGAATAGCGCTTTCCCAACTGGAATCTCCTCGGACTCAATCGGTTTGATATTGTAAGGAAGTGCCGTTACCCATTGTCCATTAGAAGTCTGGATTGTATTTCTAGCTTGTACACTAATAGCATCAATTGGATTTACTACCATAACAATTTTATTCATCACCTTGCGCGCCTTATCTTTTGCATCCGTGGACAATTCCTTAATTACATCGTGCAATTCTCCAGCTACCACTTCACCAAATTCAGAAGGTGCAAAAGTTAGTGGTGTTCCAGTAGAAGTTTTAGTTGTAACGGCACCACTTTCTGAATCAACGTTCTTCATTAAACCGATTGGTTCACTTTGAACAGGTCCACGACCATTTACTAAACCATATTCCAAACCTACTGAATACGACTCAACTAATAACGTACGAACATAACGTTCTACCCATACTGGTCCGAGCTCTAACATGTCCTTAGGAATGACAGCGAATGCAGTAAGTTTCAATTGTCCGATTTCTTCTTCGGTAAATGCTGCACTTACTTGCCCTTTAATCTCTCCAAATAATTTGCCCCAAGCATATGCTTTTGTTGGATCTGATTTGATAAATCGCGTTACAGCTCCTAGGTCTCTTAGACCGATTGCTTGAAGCAATGGATGTGCCTCCACAAGATCTTCAAAAACACGCTCTTGTGTAGTAACCGGCAAGATAGAATCCTCATTAAATCCTTCAGAAGTAACAACCTCGTTAAAGAATTTTCTCTCTTCTGAGGTAAGTACATTCTGACCACGCGCAGTTAGGATTTGCGCATCCATTTGCTGAGTGCGAACTTCTGCAGTGATCTTTTCTGTTAAATCATCAGCAAGAGCAACCTGCATTTCGTCCCAAGCAGCCGCAAGTTTCTCCTGGTCTTGCTCTTCCGCTTTAACTAATTCCATGTACGCTTCTTTTTTTGCTTTAAAATTATCCATTTTACCTTTTAACTTAATTGTCATTATGCATTCCTCCAATATTTTTTTAAATTAAAAAATGAACCCTTTTCGCTTATTCTGCATTGGTGCAGAGGACTTAGGTTCATTTGGTTCTTTGTTATTTTCTTTTAATTCATTCAGAATCTCTTTTTTAAATTCTGTAAACATTTGCTTTACAGCTTCTTTGCCGATTCCTTGCTGTGGTTTATCTGTTGCTTGATTTAACTTTCCCTGCCTAATACCATCAATCACTTCCTGTGGGATTAAGTTAGCAACTCCAGAACTAGCTGAAAGCTTAAATTCATTTTCAAACATAATTTCATCAATTAGCCCTTTTCCAAGAGCATCTTGAGGTGTCAACCATGTTTCTTCACCCATAAGCTCCAGCAGTTCTTTTTCTTCCATTCCGCTTTTTAGTCGGTATGCATTAGCAATTGTTTTATCGGTATTCTGAAGCATCTGAGCTGATTTGCTCATATCTCTATGATCGCCACGAGCTATCGTAGAAGAGTTGTGGATCATCATTTCTCCAGTCGGAGTCATTCTAACTTTACCTTTATCTCCCGCCATTGCGATTACACTAGCTGCAGATGCAGCCAAACCAACTATTCGTGTTTCAACACTACCTGCATAAGATTTTAAATCTGTGTAAATCTCAGATGCAGAATGCACGTCACCGCCACCGCTATTAATAATGACTTCTAAATCATCACCGTTTGCCTCCTCGATTTGATCTAGGATCGTCTTCGGTGATGTATGTTCGATGTCGAATAGGTCATATATCCAGGCAATATCGCTAGACACAATAGCACCTTTAACATTAATTCTTTTTGGCATTAATTCTCACCTCCTTCAGATGCTGCTTGATAATTTTTAGTGATAACAAACTTGTCTAACTCTGGATCGTCTGATCGTTCCTTTCCAAACAACTCTCTCACCTCATTTCTAGTGAAAGCCCCTGAAGCAACCAACTTGTCCACTGCTTCTGCATTCTCTACTACATCTCTTTCCGTTAAGCCAAAAACATCGATTCTAGAACCGTTTAAATATTCTTCTTTCGTAAGGATTTTTGCGTTTAATTCGTTCTGTATCTTTCTTACGATTGGACTATTACCAAATTTCACATATGCCTTGACACTTGTTTCATAATCGGACAACTCCCCGTGTATTAAAGCAATAGGAATGCCTATAATGTTGGCAATATCATCAATAAGAGACCTCTTAAGCTTAGTTATTTCTTCAATCGATTGTCCCTTGCCGTCACCTTTTGCTACCTCGTCATATTCAAAACCTTTCAGCTTGGGTACAAGTGCAACTGTGTTTTTTCTAAATGATGTAAACAACTTATCAATAAAAGCTTGTAATTTGCTTTGGTTTTCTTTATCTAGCTTTTGCGAAGTATCTAACCCCACGGTTCCTCGGATTTGATGATTCCGCATGCTGATCTCTATCATTCTACTAAACAAGTCCCCAAAATCTTTGAACATCCCATCCATAAAATTGGTGAGTTTCTCATTGTTGTACTCCATATGGATTACTTCATTCATACGAAAAGTCCGTCTAAATGTGTAGTCTTTTACAGTCACATTTGTAAAAATATCTGGATAAACTGCGAATTCTTGTCTATCGAAATCATCAGCTATCAATAGGTCATTGTTTTCTGTCATAATCACTAGTACTTCATTATCGTAAATTAGCCTATAAACAAAATCCTGCCAAAATCCTGTAGCTGTTTGATCTGTATTCGGCCTAATATTCAATAAATAATGCCAATCATCAAATTGACGCTTGCCATCTACCATTATCCTAAAGTCTGATTGGCTAATAGTTCGAGCAATAAAATTAATACAAGTCTCTAGGGCCAATTTTTTTAAGTAGGCTCGATGAGTTGTCTCAGAGGTAAGATCTAAATCAAACATCCATTCAAGTTCACTGTTACGTTTTAATACATCGCTTAACCATCCCACTCTATGTCCTCACCTCCTTTAAAAGTTTAGGGATTCTAACGCATCAAATGATTGATCGTAGTTAACATCATCTTCTAACTCAGTAGCGCGATACAAAGCGTGAACAAAGGCCTGGAAACCATCTGTTTTACGTTTAACTTCTTCTTTCTTCAAAAATTGCTTTCCAGCTTGTGTTTCTTTTACATAAACATTATTAGTGAACCATCGCATCAAAGGGTTGTCCCCGAAAATAAACTTGTGATTTGCAAAGCCATCTTCAACACGCGGAGCAAGTAAAGGATGAATACTAGAAGGTCTTCTTATACCTTCCACTTCGAAACCTTCTGCTTCGAGTAAAGGCCTTAATATATCTAACTTGTAATTATCAGCAATAATTTTTTCAACGCCATACTCTTCGCGCATAGCAACAAACCATTTAACCACATGCATTGGATTAAGCGACGGTTCATCAACAACCTTCATCAAACCATCTTTCTCCCATTTCTTAATTGGCGCTTTTTTCTCAGTACCAAAATCATTGTTAGCATTGGAGTATCCATAATGCACATCACAAAAATGTTTCATCGCAAACGTAAATGATTTAAAAGCATATTCATCACCTTTTTTAAATAAGAGTCCACATGTGCTAAAATCTCGAACACTACCAAAATCTAACGAACCAATTGGTTTTGTATCAAGTTTGAAAAATGGTCGATTAGTTGCCATCATCTCTTTACGAGAAGCAACTGAATTTTCCATGTTATCCTCTATGAAATTCATACGCTTAGTTACAAATGCTGCGCGACCTGAAGGTTCATATGCTAGTTTGTTGTATTTCTTTTTAACCTCGTTAAATAATCTTTTTCCGCGTTTGTTCAATGGCGGTTGAAGTGCTGGATTAGCTTTTGGCCACAAATCAAAATCATCCATTTCTGAAATGTCATCAAGCTCGGCTATATACGGAAAAACACCTTTAAATTCAATTATCCCATTTAAAACATCTTCACATTCTCGATATTTAGTATCGAAATATCCTTCTCTAACATACCCTTTTGTTCCTATAAAAAATTGACGTCCGTGATCAACTTTACCAAGACCGCCACTAAACACATCTACAATAGATGTGTTTTCCATTTCGTGGTATTCGTCATACATAACGGCCCCTTCTCGACCGCCATCCTGGGAACTTGCATTACTAGTTTTATATTCAAAAAGACTTTGCGTCTCATAAGAAGTAATACTACTTTTGTAAGCTTCGAACTCTTCTTTTAGGTCTTCATTGCCTTTTCTATTGATAACTCTAAAGCATTCCATGAAACTTCTTTTCGCTTGTTTTTCGGAGTTAGCAACAATTGAAACGTCATAATATTCAATTCCGTGAAGTGAGCTGATGAAGTAATTGGCTAACGTGGATAGGAAACCATTCTTACCACCACCACGACCAATGTTAATAACAAATTCATCGAATACAACTTCATCATCTTCAACATAAAATAAAAAGACGAATGCGGCAATAAATTTCTCCCACTCATCTATTTCAAAGTACCAAGTCTCACTAAAATCTATATAATTCTCTATTTGCTCTTCATCAAAATAATAAAGGTCAGATCTAGGCAAAATATATTTTTCAATTAGCGATAATAGCTTTTCCCTTTTGTCATTTAAAACTATTTCCCCATCATGCCATTTTTTTATATAACCTTGAACATACTTATTATGCAGCATAGGCTATCGACGACCTAATAACTTTGATTTCCCATCATTTTTAGGCTGCGGTAATAAATCGGTTAATTGTTTTATAGTTGACTGATAGGTCTTATCTCGATTGTCATAGTTTTCAACGATGGGCCGTTTACGATCATAAGGTACTTGGTTCTCACTTTGCGAAAACTTTTCATACTCCCCATTTTCTAAGATGTCTTTCCAGTTATCATCTAATAAAATACGTAGGCGCGCAGCTTGGGTGATTAATCCTTCTGCAACATCTAGTTGGTTTTTAGGGATACTTTTAAAAAGACTATTCAACCTTTTAGCTTCTAACTCTACTCTACTCTCCATATCGTCAATTCTGTCGTTTAATAGATAAAGTAACGATACATCCAATGCTTTTGCAATCCTAGCTAAAAGCTCCAAACTAGGAGAGTTTTTCCCATGTTCGAGACTTGCGTAGTAATTCGTAGACACCCCTGCTTTCTTAGCAAAAACAGCTTGTGTCAACTTTTTTTCTTGTCGTTTTTCACGCATTCGAAAACCAACTTTTTGTTTATCCAAATTAATCACCTTCTTTCTGCACGGACTACGGGGAGGGAGGGGGCAATATATTTCGATACATCTGCTGAGTTGATCCCCCTCCCCGTTCCCTCAAGCCGAAAAAATCTGCAAAACTTTTTAGGTGGGGGGTCTATTTAAAGTAATCTTTCACAATTTTCTTCTCTTGTTTAGTTAAATCTTCTTGATAAATAGGGTTTTTAAAGCTTTCTCGCATCGTTTCTCCGCAAGCTAATCTTATTTTGATTTCTTTTAAACAATCTTGTATCGCATCTTCTCTCATCCCTACCACCATTCATCGTCCCATTTAGGTTTCTTCTTCTGAAACATAAACCGATTATGCTTTTTGTTATGGCACCTCACACAAAGTGTCTCAAGGTTTTCAAAATCCAAAGCTAACTCTGGATAATCTTCTAACTCTTTGATGTGATCCACATCTAATCGTTTGTGCTTATCTGGATCATGCTTATCCGTATACACTCTTCCCTGGCGCTTGCACTCCTGGCACTCAAAGTTATCCCGTCTAAGAACCTCACGTCTTACAGCAACCCAAGCTCCTGACCGATAGAACTTCTTTTGTTGCTGTTTGGTTTTATATTCAGTTGCTGGCATGACCTTTTACTTTGCGGTCAATTCGATTGGTTACTGAATAACCTTTACTTAGATCAGCATGTTCGATGGAATAAGAAAGTCCTCCATAAGTATCCGTATCTGTTTCCCAATCAAGGAGAACGCTTAGCTTATGTTTTATCTCTTTACCTTTATAAAATACTTTTGGTACTGAATTCTCTTCTTCTAATACAACTACTAGTAAATTGTTGTTGATCAATGCTTGCTTTACGATCTCAGTTACTTCTTTCAACTTACCTTCTTCAGCAAGTTGCCTTACAGTTTCTATTTGTTGTGGAGTATATTTATCTAACATGATCTTCATCTCCCTTTTTTTGCATAATAAAAAGACACCTCAATGAGATGTCTTTTAGTTAACTTTATCTATCATGATAATTAAACCATCACGGTATTTTTCTCCATAAGTTATATCCTGTACACCTATTTCAAATCCGTTTTCACTGTACTTAATAATTTCTGCATTTAAGTTATCTATAGCTTCGGCTGACTTAATCAAAAACTTATCCTTGTCTAAATCTAAAGAACTAATTACTGATTTAGAAGCATCTATACCTGACCCTAATAGATGATAATAAATTTGATTCTTATCAATCACTATCTTGAAATTAGTTAACTCCCCATTCGAATTACTCTTTACTTCTATGAAGTAAGCTCCTTTTTCATTATATAGTGACTGCCATTGATTGTTCTCGTGCTTTGCCACTTCATCAGTATCAATTTCATTTGCTTCAGTGTTCTCTACGCTTTCATTAAAATCATTTATAAAGGTTTCTAGCTCATCTGTTTTTGCTTTACAACCAAAAAGAAAAAAAGATAAAACTAATACGAATGCTAGCTTTTTCAAACGATAACCCCCTATGTAGTAATACATAGAATTTTATCAGGTATTGGATTGTTTTACCATGAGAGATTAAAAAAGAAATAATATCTTTAAATTAAAATATTTTATGTATTTAGCGATGTTAGTAAAAACAGTTTAACTAACATCGCTAATAAAGATGACATTTTTTTAAAGGTTTCTCCAATTGTAATAGGTTCCAACTTGGTTTGGATTTGTTCTCCTGGATCTCATACCATTTAATGTATTATGGAATGGAAAACCTATTTGCAATGAGTTGTTTGGCGAATGTTGCATATGGATAATCCCCCAAGAAGTGTCATTCGACGGGGCACCAGTTGCAGAGCCTAGAATCCAGTATAACCCACTCTTATTTATATTATTTAAGTTATCAACAACTTGTACATTATCAAAAAATGCACCCATTTTATTTAGATCAGCTTTGAGGTCTGATACCTTTTTATTTACATTTCCTAAATCATATGTTGTGGCATCTAGATTACGTGCGTTTGTTACATTTTTAACTACATACAAAAAGTCTGGTACTTTTCTTTCAATCTTTCCGTCTCCGTCAATTGGATCATTTAATAAAACCCCTCTTACTACTGATTGAGTAGAACCACCACCGTCTAAACAGTATGCAAAGGTAACATTAAATTCTTGAAGAACTCTTATACAATCATTATATGTCATTCCTTTACTTAGATCTGTTCTACCCTTTACAGTGAAAAACAATAGGTCTTTATTTGGTAATTGTGCAATTACTTGCCTTGGATGCGCTTCGTTAGATTGATTCTTACCGTCGAATATACTTGAATCTACTGGATTCCCATTTTCAATAATTGGAAAAAACCCCGTTACAGTGTTTAAGCATCCATCTTGTAGAATATTATTCGCACTAATACTTGGTGGGTAGGCCACTAAAGTATTATCTGCTTTTATTCCAAGGGTGTAGTAATCACTATATGTTGTAGCTTGCAATATTTGACCGTCTTGAATTTGTATACCTCTAATTTGGTTATTAGAGGTGTTAAAAATGGAAGCATTGGCAGCAAAAGATACATTTTTTCGATGTGCAAAAGACCTTACTGTTTCCCCCTCGCCACTGTTCATAGAATCGTACTGAAAACCATGGTTTAATTTAATAAAATTTTGATCCTTATCTTTATTAGGAATTTTAGTTACATAATAATTTGTCTCCGAGATTTCATCTCGATATTGCTGATAAGTTACCTCATCATAATACTCTGTTTCACTTTCTGAAATAGCTGTTGTTTCATTTGTCATTTGTGTACCTCCTATTTTTTTACAAAAATACATATAAAAAGGCACTTATCGCTTGGATAAGTGCCTTTTTATAACAGTATAATTGGTTATTTAATTTCCACACTACCATAATAACACGATTTAGCGAGCCAAAAGTGCAACTAAAGTGCAATGGGATTTTACCTCCATCCCAAAACTTCCACAGTTGCCTGAATAATCTCATCTCGCCAATTAATTGCCTGACGTCTACTTACGTAACACTCTTCTGCTATTCTATCCCAAACTAGTTTCCTTTTGGACCAATAACGTATGTGGACTAACTTCTTTCGTTCTTCGTTCAATTCTTTATACACTGTTTCAATTGCACTTGTAACCTCACGTAAATGGTTTAATTGCTTATGTTTGGTTAATCTTATCGTTGTAGCTTCCGTTGGATTACTGATAATATTATTCTTTCCGCCACCAGTATTATCATCTTGTTCCCAAACTTCTTTATATGGATGTAAGATAACATCCTCAATCAATTTTATTTCATCAAGTGTCCTGTAATAATTGAACCATTCCGCTTCAACCTTTTTAAAAGTGGATTTTGTTATTTTAATATCATGCATACATTATGCCTCCTTACTTGCACCATTCTTTCTTTCAAAATAGATCTCCTCTAGCCATTCAATGAGCATAACCATTTGATTGATGACTAACTTGTTTTTGTTATAACGAACCTCAAATTCACTAACTGATGTCATAACCCACTTCCAAAAGTCTTGACTGTCCATACCAAACTGTGTTGCCTTTTGATTTACCTGCATGATCCACTCAACAACTTCTGCATAAAATTTTTGGTAGTCCATCATATCGCCTCGATTTTTATATAAATGCCTGGCATCTCTGCCCAAAACTTTTCAACAATTAAACTAGCAATTTGACAATCGTCTGTATAAAAACCTAAGTCCTCCATGCAATCTTCTAGTAGTTTATTCATATTTCCGTTGTCAGGTTTGGTATCTTTAAATTCCCCATCTTGATGTCTTCCGTTTATAGGGAAACACCATTTCACAATCAATCTAAGTGGTCCTTTTGCATATTTCTTTTCTGGAACATGTTGGCCAAGGTGCGCCATGAATTTTGATCTAGCAGCCTTTAAATCTTCTGGTTCGTAAAATACTGGCTTACCATTTCTTACTGTTACTTGTTTTTGTTGATGAGTAACAGTTGGAATTTTTTTCATTGGCATAAAGAATTCCGTCATTTTTTCACCTTCTATTTTTTGTATTTTTATTTTTTTTGAAAATTGTATTGTCATAGAAAGAGAAAAGTGTGTGGCGGGCAGAGCTTAAGCCCACCACCTTTTTTCTCTGTGACCTGACGAGGAGTGAAACGGAAATTTACCTATACGTAGTATAGGGTTTTCCCTTCCCTCGGAAATCGGGAAAAACACCGACTTTTTCCCTCGAAAAGGGAAATTGTGAAAGTAGTGAAAAGTACCGAGTTTTTCCCTAAATCGTGAAAGGGAAAAGTTCGGCTTTTTCCCTGAGTAGGGAAAGGAAAAGTATCGAGAATTTCCCTATTTGATTTGTAGGGAAGGAAAGGAAATTTATCGACTTTTTCCCTAATCTATTAATCTGGTTTCCTTCCAACCTCACCATTTGTCACCCAATATCCACCATGATTTCTTATTCTATTTCTTACAGTTTTTGGTGTAACACCCATAAACTCTGATAATGACTCTAGAGTTACGTTCCCCTCAATCGTACAAGATTCATAGGCTACCTCTAATGATTCATTTTGTTCCTTTTTGCGTTCATTTGAACTCTTTTTCTTCGGAAAGTTCTTCTTCCAAGCAGGTTGCTCGCTATCTGGTTGAATGTCTTTTAAGATACCTGCATTATCCACTTTGTGAACAGGATACTGGAACCACATGTTAACTGGACTAAACTTCGGATACTCACGCAAAGTACCTTCAACACGCCATGCTGATCGTATACGAACGCTTTTCACTTCTTGATTAATCTCTTTTTCTACTTTATCTAATGCTTCTTTGGACAACACTAGTTTAGCATGATTATTCATTTGTGAAACGCTTTGTTGGTCATCTAATCCGACGTTCTCATCAAAATAATCATAGTTAGCCTCTTGAACAGCTTTTACATAAAGAGCATTTGCTGCATTACCTTCTTGTTGTTTCAATAATTCTTCCGTTAGATCTAATTCGATTAAGTCAATAAGCGCATCCGGATCCCGAGCGAAAACACCACTACCAGAAGCACGATCAGTTGACTTCTTGCCACCTTGCGTACCTTTACTATGGTGATGGCAGTAGATAACGCTAGAGCCTAACTCTGTGGCTATCTTGTCAAACTGATTGGTGAAGTGTGCCATCTGATCAGCACTATTTTCATCACCAGTTAAAACTTTATAGATCGGATCAATAATGACGGCGATATAGTTATTTTTCATTGCTCTTCTAATTAACTTCGGTGCAAGCTTGTCCATTGGTACTGATTTACCACGTAGATTCCAAATATCTATGTTATTAATGTTATTCGGTTGTAATCCTAATTCTGTGTATACATCTTTAAAACGATGCAAGGCACTGGCTCTATCAAGCTCTAAGTTGACGTATAATACTTTACCTTTTGTACAATCCCAGCTGAGCCATTTATCACCTTCAGCTATTGCAATAGATAACTCTATTAATGCAAAGGACTTACCAGCTTTACTTGGTCCTGCCATTAACATTTTATGGCCTTGTCGAAGTAATCCTTTAATTAATGGTGGTGCAAGTTCCGGCATATTGTCCCAATAATCGGTTAAGCTTTCTGGATCTGGCAAATCATCATTAATACCTTCTATCCATTCGTTCCACTCTTCCCAATTTGGCTTACCAATATTTGTGTCGATAATAAATTGCTTTTTTCCGTCACGCTCCACACCTGGCATTCGTGATAGTCTTGATGGATTTCTATTTTGACTATCGATATTTAAACCGTTCTTTTTACACACGTCATAGAGGTAATCTACACGTTTCCGATATTCGTCATAATTAGCAGCGTCTACTTTTACAATGGCATGAATACTCTTTTTCCCACTAAACACTAACGTTGCGATTGGTAATTCCAATTCACGCATGATTGCGTTTTGCTTCTCAAGGTCCATCGTATCTGATTCAACTAGTGCATATTTAAATTCCGATACGTTATCATTTTTAACGCCTTTTCCATCTAATGGATTGAAACGGATCCACGCTCCTGCTTCTGGATTGTAATCACCTAATACTGAACCGATATCACCATTGGATTGATTTAATAATTGAATTAATTCACCAGCTGTACGATCCCAATTCCCTTTAGTTGGCAAGTATTTACCTTCATCTGTTTGCCAAGTTGACGTAACATATCCCACGTTTTCAGCAGCTTCAAATAAGGTTTCTAAGTAGGTAGTTAATTCTTTAACAGGATTCCAATTAGATGGCTCACTAATTTCTTTTCCTTCTATCCAGTTCTTATCGATAACGATATAATCATCTTGATCGTTTATTTCATCGTTCCAATCCAATTCACGAGATTCACTGTATTGCTTTGGCTTCCAACCATAATCTTTAGCAAACTGTGTAATGGTGGCACCCGTAATTCCGTTCCCTTCGAACGAGGTCCATTTTCTGAAGCACTCGCCTGGTTTATAACGGGTACCATCACGTTTGCTCCAATCTTCCCAATCTGATGCGGTATATCCTTCGTGTTTAAGAGCCATGCCTACGTTTAACCATTCCTGATAATTTAGCATCGATGGATTAATGTAGTCCAATAATTCCAGTAAGTTTAATTTGTGTTCCATGGAGATTATCACCCGCCTTCTTTTGTGTTAAAATTACAGAAACAATATTGGAGGTAAATTATGATTAATGTACATATGTCTTCGTATGATTTAAACAGCAACTTAATTGAACACGATAAAACTTATATTGACGAACCTAGGCAGTGTATGCACTGTAGTAATACTGGTACTCAAATATTATTAGATTGTTTTGAAACTAATGGTAGACATGATAACTATCAAGGAATCGCTCTATTTTCATGTCCGCTATGTGGTTCAACTTCAGTTCATTTCATGAATTATTGGGGTGGAGAAGTAGATTATTTATCTTCATTTGAAACAATCCCTCCCCTTGAAGTTGAACATTTAGAATTGTCTTGGACTATTCAAGTTAAATTTCCAAGTTTTTGTAAAATTTATTCTCAATCTGAAAAAGCAGAGATGGAAAATCTTGATCAGATTGCTGGAATGGGATACAGAAAAGCTCTTGAATTTTTAGTAACGGACTATCTGATAGCTTATCCAGTAGAAGGTGTAAAAAGTGATTGGTTAAAAGACCCTAAAACTACTTTAGGAAACAAGATTTCCAAAATACCTAATCAACGAATTCAAAAACTTGCAAAAGCTATTTCTTTTATTGGTAATGATGAGACACATTACACAAGACAGCATCCTGAACATGATATTAATTCAATTAAAGCGTTCGTAAGAGTTCTAATTTCTGAAATTCAAAATGAAGTCGAATATGAAAAAGCTGTAGCGTTAATTAATAAATCCAAATCTTAGAGAGTTTCACTAGGCTCTCTTTTTCAATTCTTCTATTAACATTTTATTTGTTTCGAAAACTTTCTCTAATGTTCCTAAATTAACTTCTAAAAGTGTTTCTAGAAATGTGATTTTTTCTTTCAAATAAACTATCTTTTCTTCCATTTTCTATTCACCTCGATATTCTTTAGGATTAACACCTGCAGGTATTCTCCAACCATTTGCTGCAATTCGATCGATTAATTTCTTTCCAGATTCAAACGGCCATTTACCTACATGTTGGAAACCACGTTGTTCTAAGAAACGTATTTGTTTAGGTGTTGTTAAACCTTCTGATCTACGACGTTCTAACCGTTCTAATAGTTTAGTAGCTTTACCTGCATTATCTACTTGATCTGGAAGAATACCTTGTTTCTCTAATGTCTTAACTTGTTGTTCACTAGGTGGTCCCATCTCCCAACCGAATGAGGGTACATAGCTTGATAAATCTTCAGCTTGGATACTCATTTCAAATTGCAATGGATCTACCAACTTACGCTTACGCCGTTTCATTTCTTGCAGTTGTTTAGCTAACGCTTCTTCACGTTGAGCGACCACATCTTCCTCAGCTGTTTGTTCTACCATTTCTAAATCTAGAGGTACACCAGCTTCTTCAATCTGTTTTGTCATAGCATTTGCCACTTCATCATTACTAGCAATTAAATGAGCTGGATGGCATAACTCATGACGTTCTGTATGCCATAAAAAATCAAGTAACAGTAATTCATTTTTTCCAGGGAATAATCGGGTACCTCGCCCAATCATCTGGCTATAAAGACTTCTTATTTTTGTAGGTCTTAAAACAACCACACAATCTACGGATGGACAATCCCAACCTTCTGTTAATAACATAGAGTTACAAAGAACATTGTATTTTCCACTATCAAAATCCTTTAATATTTCTGCTCGATCTTTTGACTCTCCGTTTACTTCTGCTGCTTTAAATCCCTTTTGATTAAGTAATTCCGTAAACTTTTGACTTGTTTTGACTAGTGGAAGGAAAACCACTATTTTTCTGTCGCTAGCCACTCTAACCATTTCATCTACAATTGATTCTAGATATGGATCCAACGCACTTCCTAATTCGCTTGTTTTAAAGTCACCTGCTTGTTGGCCAACCGCTGACAAGTCTAATTTCAAAGGGATTGTTAATGCCTTTATTGGGCTTAGATACCCTTCTTTGATGGCCTTTGGTAAGGTATATTCGAAAGCTAATGATTCAAAATAAGTACCTAGGTTTTTCATATCGCCACGATCAGGCGTAGCTGTTACTCCTAATACATTGGCATTAAAATGATTCAAAACTCTTTGATAGCTATCGGATATACAGTGATGTGCTTCATCGATGATAATCGTGTCAAAAAAGTCTGCATCAAATTTTCTCAATCGTTTATCTCTCATTAATGTTTGAACACTACCTACTACCACGCGATAAAAGCTACCTAATGATGTTTGCTCTGCTTTTTCAGTCGCACATTTAAGTCCTGTTGCTTGTTCTAACTTATCTGCAGCTTGATCTAGTAATTCACCCCTATGGGCAAGGACGAGAACACGCTCGCCCTTCTTTACTCTATCTTCTATTACTTTTGAAAAAACAATTGTTTTACCTGTTCCAGTTGGTAAAACCAATAGTGTTTTTTTATTTCCTTTATCCCATTCCACTTGAATTGCTTTTCTAGATTCTTCTTGATAATCTCTAAGTTTCATCGTTTTACACCCCTTCTAGAATTGACCTGGTACAAATCCACCGTTTTGCTGTTGATTTTGCGGTTGACCAGTTGGAAACGGTGCTTGATTTTGCGCAGGAGCTTGTTGTTGATTCCCACCACTTTTCTTCAAATATTCTTCATACGAATAAAATGTATCGACTTGATTATTTACGCGTTCTTCGCCTTTAGACATATATTTATTTTCAACGATTTTGCATCTACCCTTTGCGCCAACTACGGCATTCCAATTCATACGCAATTTTTCTCCTGGTTTCTTTTGTCCAATCCCCGCAAAGAAATTAGATAAGAAACCTTCCGTTTTCGTATGAAGCATGAGGTTATGAAAAACAGTTATGTCACCGTGTTCTTGACTATGAATAGTAAGTTCTAATTTGGCTTGATTACAAGGTGGCATCTTTTCACTTCCCTGAAATCTACCTCGTTCAAATTTTGCAACAGTGAAGTTATAATCACCTTTCGGTAGTAAAACAAAATTACCACCTTCTTTTTCTATCTCATCATCCCAACCTAATTCACGCTCTTGTCCTTGACTCATAAATATTTCCTCCTAGTTTTGTAATTCATATTCAGTAATCCATCCTTCTTGATTCGCAATACCTGACACTTTAGGATTTTCAAAAATTAATACACATTCTCCTAAATTATTTTTTATTGAATAAGGAATAAATCCTTTATCAATTAGACTTTGAGAAGCAGATCTATATGAACTAAAAACACTATCTACCCAATTTTCATAATCGCTATATTCCTGACCGTTGTCCAACTCGATAACATATACTTTCACGTTAATCGTCACTCCTTTTTTTAGAACTAAAACGGCAAATGTTTTCTGAAATCTTCAATTAATCCGTACACTTGTTGCCATGCTCCAACCAACACACCATCTATAAAACTTGGATCATAATTAGAGATTGGTGTCTCTTGTGGATAATATCCTTTTTGGCTAACGACAATTTGAATTTCCTCTGCGGAAACATTATGTTGTACCATTAAATCTCTTAAAGCCTTTGGTATGTCTGGACTTAATTCAACTTTATTATCAACTGGTTCTGCACTTTGTACAGATGGTTGTTCCGTAATCGGTTGTGTCTGTTGAATATTTGGTTGTTCAACCTGTTGTTGCGCTGCTGGTTGTTCAGTTTGCACTGGTTGTTGAACATGTGTATCTTGCGCTGCATGTACAGCCGTAAAAATATGAGCAATCTGACCATACTCCATTGGAAACTCATCTGGTAAACGATGCCGATTCTTGGCATCCCATGCAGGATGATGATTAGCATAAATAGTACGCATACCACCTTGACCTTTATGTCTTTTACCTTTGTCATCTGTTGCCACGCTGAATGTTTTATAGTTCATAAATAGCACCATATCTGCCCATTCCTTAACTAAAGCAGCAGTTTTGGCTGTTGTTTTATTACCTAATTTCAATTCCCAACGATCATAGGCGCCCATCTCATCTGGCTGTTCAAATTTAGTTATTTTTGCATGAGCATTCAAAACGACATTAATACCGATTTCAACTAGATCAGATAACTTATTCAGAAATTTACCGAATTCTTCTTCCAGTTGAATGAATCCTTCTCCATATCCAAAACTAGTAATGCTTTCTTTGTTAGCTCTACTAATTACAAACTCAATACCTAACCGCTCTGCCCAATCAACAGTATCGATAATAATCGTTTTGCAGGGACGATTCTGTTTTACATATTCAATCTCTTGAAAAAGAAATGTCCAACTTGTAGGCTTGTCCATCCTAGCCACATCCATATTGCTCGTACTACCTTCTGTATCGATAAAAAGTGGCTCAGGAAACTGTGACGCTAAAGAGGACTTTCCAATCCCTTCCGGTCCATATAAAACTACCTTTTGTGCTTTCGCTACTTTTCCAGTTGTAATATTCATAATTAAAACTCACCTGCTTTCCAAGTTTTCGGTTGTGCCGGTTCTTGCTTCGGTTTCTCCTCCGTAGCTTCTGATAGAACATCTTGTCCAGTTACATAACCGTCTTCGATAATGATGCTGCACTCTTCACCACTAGATACTCTAGTTGCAATAGCTTGTAAGTCTTCTTGGATTAACCAATCACCAAATTCTTTTAATGAGTCCATATCCATCTGTTCTAACTTGTCTAGTAGGATAAATCCGCAATTAGGTTTTAATTTACGTACAATAGCAGTGGATACTTTCAATTGATCCGATCCGCTCATGTTGTCCCATTTCTGACCGTTGTAAATTAGATCTCCCTCTGCAACTGATAAGCCATCTAATGGTAAATGTGCATTGGCAAGTAATTCTGATTTTTCTTTACGTACATTTTCAATTTGGCCACTTAGCTTGTCATACTGGCCACGATAATCATTAGCATCTGTTTCTGCTTTATCTTTATCGAGATTGGCACGCACCTTACGATTTATCTCATCAATCTCTTGGATGTTTTGCTGCAAGGCTTCTGTCGATTGATCATGTAAATCTATTGCTGATTGATTGGCAATTTCTAAATCTTGTGCCGTTTGATTTTGCGTTACTTGTAATGCTTCTAGTTGTTTCGTTAAGCGTTCAATTTCTTGTGCTTGTTGTTCATATTTACTTTGGATCATGCGTAATTGCTCACGTTTTCGTTGATTTTCACCATTACGAGCAAGTATTTCTTGCTGCTGGTTAATCAGATCAGATGCCGAAACAAGTTCTTTTGGTGAATCAGGGTAATAAGTATGCTCTTCAGCATATTTTTTCTTTTGATCTGCTATTTGTCCAATTGCTCGGCGTTGGTTATATAATTCTTGTTCTTTATGTTCTAATTGATGTAATTGATCCCCTACACCAATAATTTGCAGCAACGTATTTGCTTTTTCATTACTTGTAGAATTTATAAACTTTGGTAGATCAATAGCTAGTTCTTCTACGAAACTATTTAATAGTTGTTGTCCAGCTTTTTCACCGTTTGGATCAACTACCTTTAAATCGCTGTTTTTTCCTTTGCGTTCTACAACCAATCCGTTGGATAGCGTAATGTTGAGATACGGAGGGATAACAGAACCTTCACGATCAGCCTTGCTAGGACGGTACTTATTACCGCCTAGTCCCCAAGCTATTGCATCTAATACACTCGTCTTACCTTGATTATTCTTTCCACCAACAATTGTGATGCCATTTGCAGTGGGTTCAATTTTTACAGCTTTGACACGTTTTATATTTTCAATTTCAAGTTTGTTTATCTTAATGCTCATGTTCTATCTCCTTCCGTTTATGCAATGATTGTAATTCGGCCGTCCTTAACTTCTTTTTCTAACTCTTCTTTCAAGTAATCACGAACATTCACAATGGCTTGATTTCTCCAAGCACCACCATCCGCTTCAAAAATGGCACCTCTTGGACCTTCTTTCATACGAAATATAAAGTCACTTACTGGTTGCTCAACTTCTAAGAATGTTCGGTAAGGTGCTAATCTAACTGGATTAGGTACCTGAACATCATCAGCTGACGAAATACCAGTTTTAATTGTTACGGCCTGTGCAATTCCGGTGTCACCTGTTTGGCGAACATTTTCTTCTTGGATATTACCAATCACTTTTAACAATAGGTCACGGTCTTTCGTTTGTTTAAACTTAGACTGGAAAGCAATGATCATTTCTTCTGAATCATAGTAATGATCGTACCCAAAACTAGGAACAATTGCCTTAGCCATAACTAAACTTTCACGTTCTCCCTCTGAATCAAGAACACCTTTCAAAACCACATTATTTTCATCGAATACTTGCAGGAATAAATTTTGATTGTTTCTTTCAAGATTAGCTTTAATGTATTCTACTAATCCTGTTAAAGTGTTTACTTTTAAAGCTGATTCCGCTCTACTAACGAACGGTTTTATTTCGTAAGCTCGTCCATCTTCATCTACTGAAAAGTGACGATCTTGTCCATTGGCATCTACGACATCCACAAATCTTTCATCTGGCTTGATTGATAACTGTTGTAAAAACTTAATTGCTTCTTTTAACATGTTGAATTACCCTCTTCCTTTTTGTAGGTTAATTATGTTTTTCCGCTCTTCTTCACGTTCAATGATGTCTACTGGTTTACCTATATCCGTGTTTACATTCGCATCATCATCAAAATAGGTTTGACCAGGAACTTTTGATTTAAGTTCTCTTGCTTCAATTCTTCCGTTAGATAGATCTTTACCAGTAATGACTGTAACGGATGTATCTTTTACATTTGCTAGTTTTACAGATATCGTGCTATTTAATTTAATCGTTTGACGGTTATCATCAGGAGCAAATTCTAGCTTAATCGTTACAGTTCGTTTATCCTCTGCGTTAGTATTTGGATCATGAATATTGTTAAAGATTTTATTTAATTCATGATCTAGCTTTTCTTGTATCGCTCCATTGGCTAGTCTTGATAAAGGTAAATCAATTTCTTTTTGAGCCATTTTTAAAATTTCCCCTTTCGTGATATACTACTTTTGATAAGTTTGTTTCTGACCTTCTGTTGCAGCAGTTGGTCATTTTTTATTTTTGAAGATTTCGATTTCTTGCAGTGTAACTTCAGATAATTTGTAATATTCAATAGCAACAAAACCAGTAGGTTCTATGAATTGTAGATCCTGTTCAATTACGTTTGCACTAATGAGAGCATCGACCATTCCGTGATTTTCTGACCAATCTTTTATACCAACTACACCTTCAGATGGTTGGAATTCTCCATTAACTGTTGCTATTGCAACTCGGCTGGCATCTTCTTTATCATGCAATTGAATGGCCGTATTTCCGTTACGATATTTACCAAACTTTAATTCACATTCGTATCCTTTGAATGTCATATCCATAATCATTCACCTCCCTTCAAAACCACTTTTTGCGATCCATCATTTGATCTGCCAGTTCACGATGTTTAATTTGCTTTAAAATGTCTAGAGCATCATCTGTGGTTAATTTCTGCTTATGCATACGATGAATCTCCACGGCAATAGCTGTTGCATGATTGCTATATAATGCAGCCTTGTCAAACTCTCCTTTGTCCAATTCAATCTTGGACAAGTTAAAATAACGTTCTTGCTGAGTGATTAATTCTGCTGCTCTTTGATGGTCTGCCTTTGAAAAGTAATCACTTAATTTCAAACTACTCACCCCGATCTAGTTTCTCGTAATTAGCGATCCTAACTGCGAGTACAATATTTAACGTAATTACTAATGTTGCTGCTACAAACAATCCAATAGCGATACCTTCAAACATTAGAAACACCTCGCATAACTTGCTTCCAGGTACAGCGACATAATCTCTGGAAAAGATCTTTTATATGCTGCAATTCTTTCAGCTCCCAACAATGGGATACGAAAGGCATATTCCATGTCAGTCATTAATGCACCGAGTCTAATAGATTTAAGGTAGTCATCTTTTACTTCCTTAATTTCTTCAAAACGATCTTTAAATTTGCTTAGCATGTCTTGATCCGTTGCTACTATATTCATGAAATTACTTCCTTTCGTTGTTTTGAATCGAAATCCGCAATAATTAATCTTTCACAAAACGTTTAGCAAACCTTAACTGTTGTTTGATATAAGAATCGTTTTCGTTCCCCCCACTTGATAACCAGTCTCCAATGCGTTGGTTAATATCTTGTAGAACAACAAGAGGTAATTGATTAGCTATTAAAGAGATTTCTTGAATTGCGTTTGTCTCGCTCAATATCTTTTCTCCTCCTTCCTTACTGCACATTTTCTGTCTAGATTACGAATCAATTAATTTATATTCAAAATAATCAGGATTAAAATTTCTCTCTTTTAAAAGCTGAATGGCATCTTCTCTTTCTTGTCTTTTACTATGAGATTCCGTCCATATGAGTTTTTTAGTTTCTCTATCATAAATTTCAATAGTAAACATGTGCCACTCAACTCCTTTTCACCCTGGCATAAAATCCTGCATACAACGGGATACCACCATCTGAAGCAACTACATCTCTCAGTTCTTCGAAAGTGATTTCTACATACTCGCCACCAATGACTGTGTTTGTTAATAATTCAATTTGACAGTCCGTATCTAAATCAAATCGCGAACCATCTTGTTTTATTAAATAGGCATCACCGTCATCAACTATTGTTGTACCGATTGTGTAACCATCTAAGCGATCCATCAGGTCCTTATACATTTGATTCCTCCTCCTTCAACTATTTATTTAAGATTTAGCCACTCATCAATCGCATTTAAGTTAAAAATCAAGATTCTCGGAGACGGTCTCTGATGTGGAATCTTTCCCTCTCTAAGCAAAGAGAAAATAGTTGATTCACTTATAGGAGCACCGATTGATTCAAGATACTTGGATAATTCTTTAGCCCCTCGGACGTTTCTCATAAAACCTCACCTCCTAAACACCTAAAATCTTAAGAATATGTTTAATGTGTTCCTGTGCTTTTGGACCGTCTTTGCGCCCATTGATGATGTCAGATAAATATGCATTTGAGATTCCTAGCATTTCAGCTAATTCTTTTTGCTTCAATTTTCGTTTGAATAACTCTGATCTTACTAACGCACCTAAATCATTTGACATGATTGACCCTCCTTCCTACTACCTATCTGTTAACTTGATACAAGATTGGAGTATTTTACAAAAAAAGCGATTTAATTAGCTAAAAAGCATTGACCTTTTTATGCGTATAGTTTAATATATACCCATAGCTAAATAAGACTATTAAAAGCCTGTACTAATACATTTATCTGCTCCCCAGCGTCAAAACTGTATTTTCTTAGGTCGTATTTTTTATTGTCTTTTTTCGCTAACTAAATAGCTTATGTCAGTAATATTAAACTATAAGTATAAAATCGTCAAGTATTTTTATGCTTAAAATTTAATTTTATTTGACTAGCTCTCAAGGATGGTTGATATGATAGTGTTCGAAGCAGTAAAAGAGTTGTGTAAAGAAAGAAGAATTTCTATTAATGATTTAGAAAACGCACTAGGTTATTCAAAAAACACTTTGTATCGTCTAAAAACACAAATACCTGGAGCTGATAAACTTCAAGCTATAGCCGACTATTTCCATGTCTCAACAGATTACCTACTCGGCCGTACGGATGAAAAGTACATCAACGAACCTGAGACAATAGCAGCTCACCATGACGGAGAAGAATGGACAGAGGAAGAGTTGGAGGAGATTGAAGAATTCAAACGTTTTGTGGCTATGAGAAGAGAAGCCCGAAGAAAGAAAGGGGAATAGCCATGTATTTATACGAAACTTTAATGGAGGAATGTAATGGTAAGGATATTGAGGTATATGAAAAGAAAATGAAAAATAAAGGGTTGTATGGTGATAACATTATATGGATTAATAAATCGCTACCAACAAGTACCGAAAAATACAGCATCTTAGCTGAAGAACTTGGACATTACTATACTTCAATTGGCGATATTACTGATCAGTCCAAATTAGTGAATCGTAAGCATGAGAAAAGAGCTCGTGCATGGGCGTTTGAAAAAGCAGTTCCTTTTAAAAAAATTGTACAAGCTCATAAAGAGTCCGTTAAAAATAAATATGAGCTTGCAAAATTCTTAGGTGTTACGGAATCTTTTTTAGAGGGAGCGCTTGATCGCTACAAAGAAAAGTACGGAGATACTGTCGATTACGAAAATTACACAGTTTGTTTTGAACCACTAGGAGTTATAGAGTGGTTTGATAAAAATTTTTAACCACAAAATAGAACATACATTCTTATATTAAGGAGAGGATATGTAATGGCCAGCTATGAAGATTTGGGTTTTGGAAAGTTTAAAATATATGTAGAACTCGGTTATGACGATCGTGGCAAACGTAACAGGAAAACGAAAACTATCACCGCGACTAGCCAGCGTGATCTGAATAAAAAAATGCGTGATTTTGAAATAAATTGTTTTAATAAAAAGGATGAACCAATAGAAAAGATTACTTTTTCCGCTTTTGCTGATCGATGGATTAAAAATCACGTCAATCCTAATCTAGCACTAACCAGTAAAGAAGCGTATGAGTATTTGTTAAATGATTGTGGTGTGAAAGACCACTTTGGGAAAATGAAATTAAAAGATATTAAAAAATATCACATTGTAGAATACCTGGCAAACGAACAAGCAAACAATAAACCGCTCCTACCAAATAAATATATGTTGTTAAAAAGCATTTTCGCAAAAGCGATTGAGTGGGATGTAATTAACACGAATCCATCATCAGGTATAAAGGAGCCAAAGCGAGAAAAGAAAAAGGTAGATTATTATAATGAGGATGAACTGCATCAGCTATTTACTGTGTTAACGAATTGTTATCCTAAGCACCGTATTATGATTAAGCTGGCTGCAATCGGCGGATTAAGACGCGGAGAAATATTAGGGATAAGAGAAGAATCAATTGATTTTGAAAATAATTCAATCTATGTAGATAAGCAATTACGCTATGACAAAAGTAAAAAAGAATTTTATTTAGCATCAGTAAAAAATAAGAAACCTCGTACCGTGTATTTCCCTAAAGAATTTATGGATGAACTGAATAAGTACTACTTACAATTTAAAGCAAGAAGAATGGAAATGGGGAATCTATGGAAAGGAATATATGATGCAGAGGATAACATAATTAATCTATTGCTGGTAAGAGATGATGGATATCCTACTCATTTAAATACGATGCGAAATGAATGGAATAAAATCATTAAGCGTAACGAATTAAAACCTATCACCTTTCATCAATTAAGACACTCCTGTGCTTCTTTAATGGTAAAGAAGGGGATTAACTTTAAAGTAATACAAGAACGCTTAGGCCATGCAAATATAGGAATTACACTTGATCTATACTCCCATCTGGAAGAAGATCAGCATAAAGAAGGAGCTAACGTATTTGAACAATTATTTTGA